ACAAATAGGACAAATTGACTCACCATAGAAAAACCCGCCCATTGAAACATCGGCTTTCCGTCCATAGGAAATCTCAGAAATAATCGGGTGAGTTGCTTCTACAAAACCAAAAACCAAGACCTGATGATAACCGTCTTTTTGAATTATTCGATAATCTTCGTTTGGATTAGGGGATTTTTCGAGGATTCTTGTTATCCCCTCTTTACTTACGCGAGGCAATGAGTAAATCAAGGAATCATAGATCATCCCAAAAGTTTTGGTCTGGTCGTCCCATTCGTGATCGATCATTAATGCGCATCCGGGATAACTAGCCACCATAGTTTCTAGGGCATTTTTATCCCAGACTTGTAAAGAACTGTGAATTAAATTATTTGAGGCAATTAAAGCGAATCGCATTAACTCCGATGGTTCCCACGGATCGAGTCCGTAGGGTTTGAATTGGTTGATTAATTGCATCTCGTCATCGGTGGGATGACGGGTCTGTAGTAGGCTTTCTAATTCAGCGCGGGTTAATTTTAATTCCATGGCGATAAAAAATACTTGTACAAATAATTCTATCTAAAAGCTTGACGTTTATGGTTGACTAATGTATATTAATAGTGTAGTCTCCAACCAAGCCTATAAATACAAAATTTCAATACAAAATTTTTGTCTCTGAAGGAAGTGTAAAGTATCTAGCGTGGAAGTGGCCTCCACGCTTTTTTATTTTGTCCATCCAAAATTTAACGAGAGCATATTCTCGGTAGGGCGTGTTCTAGAATTAGAAAAAACAAAATAACACCCACAATTAGCCCGACAAGTGCATTTTTCAGTCGGTCGGGGAAGTGTCCCTATTGGTTGCCAACCGGCACTCTCATAAAAAAGGCACTCTTGGCAAGATTCTCTTTTGGTAATTATTCTCTTTTCCCACTTATTGATTAGAGCGTGGCCTCTCCTATTCCCCTCTTCAAAAGCTTCCCTAGACTTAGCAACGTACATCTTAGAACGATTAATTATTTGCGCTTCTGATTGAGTACCAAGAATAATATCGCGGGAAAACTTTCTTAATCGTGCGTATTGACTGCGAAGCATCTGACCAATTCTGCCATAGTCAGAAGCGTTCATGTCGGGCTTACCAATTCGATAAAGTTGAATAGTTAAATCTTTAATTTCAAAAGACATCTTCTCTTCCCACTCACTGACAGTAATCTTTTTCTGCAAAAGGTCGCGGGTAATGTTATCTGTCTTTTGGATACGGGCATTAATAGTTTGTTGGGAGATTTGTCTAACTTTTTCGGTAGAGACAAATCTCCCCGTCCGATTATCTCGATAGCGTCGAATCGCGGGGTTGAAGGAAAAATCACTCATAGCTTATTTCGGGTTCTAATAGGTTTTTAAATCCATCATCCGGAGGTTTCTTTTTCCAGTCATCGATAGCTTTTTGAATGTCATCGGCTGTCACTTCGGCTCTCCCTAGTAATTGACCGATTGGCTGTAAGTTTTTATCTTCTGGGTTAAATTTATCTGTCATGCTATTTGTACAGTAGTATTTTTCTAGTTTTAGCTTCTTTGATTAGCCGATCACAAACATCACGCGAAGTATGTCCATCCCACTCAGGAGCTTTGGGAACCCATACGGAATTAGGAATTAAATCTGCAAATTTTATTGGTAAATGATAGGTAATCATCCCGTTATTTAATTTACAGCCCGCAATAAACCATCCTTCCCATACGGTTTCGTCGCTGTGACAATAAGAGGCAAATGAAAAAGCTGGTAGTAATCCGATTAGTTGAATAAATAAAAGACATCGATGGTCATAGAGTTCCTCAAAAGTATGGTATCCATCTGATACCTTGCTAGGGTCGCAAGGGATAAAGTTATCGTTGACTGTAATTCCTTCTGCCATGCTATTTGTCTCCCAGTCCGTCATAAACTAATTCTTGGATATTTTCTGATTTATTGAGTTTAGCTGTTAGATCACGGTTTTTAACTTCTAACTTTTTTACCTTTAATTTTAATGTTTCATAGTCAAACATCAGGTTATCGTATGACTCGATTAATTCAGCGTATTCGGCTCTCAAGTCTTCGATACTCAAATCTTCGATAATAGCGTCAAAATCATTATTCATGAATCTTCTTCTTAAAATAAATAATAACTCTTGACTGACAAGAGTTATTTCTTGTCAGTTCCCTGATCCACTTACGCTTCTGTTTCTGCTTTGTTAAGTTCGCCGATCTGAGCTTTTAGCTTAGACACCTCATCTTTATCTTTCAAAGCTTCAATAAACTCCATGTCGGTCATGTTGACGACTCGAATATTATCGTTAGAATCGGAAACAATATAGGCTTTTAGATTTGTCATAATTACCTCTTGGTTTTACTGTATTTTATCAAATTTAAAACAGTTTTAACTGTAATGGAGGATTATCTACTGGTTCCTCTGGTTCTTCTATTGGTTCATCTGGAATAGGTTCTATAGGTTGGTCTAATCTATTACAGGCTATTCGATAATATTCTAGTTCTTTCTCGATACAGATATAATTTCTACCCAATTCTTTGCAAGCTAAGGCAGTAGTGCCAGAACCACAAAAAGGGTCGAGGACTGTTCCACTAGAGTTAGTTATCCACCGAATCAATGTAGATATTAACTTTACAGGTTTTTGCGTAGGGTGAATTGTTCTTTCATAATGTTTCATACGAGACTTATTTGGTGCTTCTATTACGTCTGTTTGTTGCCTTGTTCCCTCATTTTCTGAAATGTAACCGTCTTTAGTCCACGCGCTTGCGTTTGCTCTATCAATTTGATCCTTGCCGTCTCTAATAAAATTAGTATTATTTTGCTTTTTTTTGTAAGGCTCTCCTGGTAACAATATTTTGTTGTAAACAAGATTTGATACTTTATGTTTTGGGTGAGCAAATATGCAGTAAGGTTCGCCTCTACTCATAGGTTTTTTAGCGCTATGCGTTCTCATTACACCTGATGGTTTTAGCCAAAATCCTGACCATCTAATAGGATAAATACTGCTAAACTTAGCAAGTAATTCAATACTCCCAAATACAGCTAATTGTCCATCGTTTTTAAGCTTCAGTAATAATAACTCTAAAAATAGATCGACATTAAAACCTGTTTTGTCAAAGTTTAAATCTGTTTTCATATACGGAGGATCGGTTATCACAGCATCTATTGAATTATCAGGAATTTGTTGTAAAACGTCAAAACAATCACCGTGAATAATTTGATTAATCATTTTGATTTATATTTAATTTTTTAACAGGTTGCTTATTGGTTTCTTCATCACTTAAATCAGAGCCAGTGTCCTCAACTTCGCCCCCTGACATACCATCGATAGACTCACTCCATTCTGGCCACAATATCCGATATTTATTTCTAGCATTTTCAGTATAAAAATCTAAACCTTTTCTGAGAATGATTTCCGTATCGATCAGCTGCTTAATCGCACCGCTAAGAAGCTGACACCATCCGTATCTCATTCTAGAATAGCGACGGTCAGGCGAACGGGATAACTCTTTAGTTCCCCCTTTTGACTCTAATCCCGGAAAGAAATAGGTAGGGAACCCAGGGATAATCAGCTTGTACCGGCATTGTAAAAGAGTCTCAATTAACCCTGTTAAATCAGAGTTAAAATTAGCCATTTTGCGAATGTCTTGACCAGGAAACTTGAGAACATGATCGGTTATAATACCACTTTTCCTACGGATTTCTAAGTCTCGTTCGTAACTCTCAGACTGTTCTTTAGATACTCCTGGCATGATATGAAGAGTCGGGGAAACTCCTAAATCATTAGATGCTCTAATCAAATTATCAAAAGCCTGTTTAACATCAGACCAAGCATCTAATGAAGCTAACCAAAGAGAGCGACCATAAAGGAAGTCGGGTTCATGACGAATATGACAGATTTTATAGGGTTCAAAAAAATAATCAGGGTCGGAATCTGAAACATATTTTCTTTGCTCAAAACCTATTAATCCCCCTTGATCTGTTTCTTTTCTAAACATAGGTAGGCAAGTAAAGAGTCTTTGCTACACCGAAATCTTTAGACTTGTTGGCAGATAAACCCTCTCTTTCAATACCTAACTCTAGAAAGCATTCTCCCTTTCCTAATGCCCATCTTAGGGCTTTCTAAAGTCTATCCCCGCCGATAACGTAGGTTGAAAAATCCTGTTTCCGTAACCTAATATCTTCCGCAATAGCAAACACTTCTGGGTTAATAGGGGTTTCTTCATCGTCAAGGGTTTTGGCTATTATCCAACCCTGATCATCCCCGTCATCAGAAGCAAAGGTATCAGAAGCGGCCATGTCTAGGGCATGAATTACTTCATAACACCATTGATTAAGTTCAATTAATTCCCTCGATATTCTCGGATCACGGATAGGATTTTCCGTAATCTCCAGATCATACCGACGCGATACCGACACGATCCCGGGTGACGAGAGGGAACGCTGAGAACCTCTTAATGTTTGTTCATCCTTTTTCTTCTTTTTTGCCATTGGAACTGCCGTGTACTATTTCTATGATATAAGAAAAACAGACCATTTTGTTGATGGTCTGTTTTAAATCACCCAAGGAGAACGCTAAAAAAATTTATTTTAATCCTGATCGTAAAAACGCCCATCGCTGGAATAAAAACCATCATGTCTAAGTAATTTTACGTCGTCAATCGAATCTATAGAAAAGAACAGGGTTGTAGTAAGTGATTTGATCAAAGACTCACCAGCTTCTTTAGATATTCTAATCCCTACCTTTGAAGTCGCATCGACTACATAATTATCTTCTATAGGACAGTGAGTAACTGTAACAATCTCGTAACAGTTAACAAATTCTCTATGCCCTTCTACTGTTTCTAGGATTAACGGACGAAATTCTTTTTTCATGATAGCCTCTTAACCTAACTAAATATTACAGATTACTTTTTGAATTGTCAAGATTTTAGATAAATCTTAACGCCCTCTCATAATACCGTTTTCTTTCAGCTAGTCCATTTGTACCACCGTTGACGCGACGGGTGACTTGTTCTACCGTTGCCCCACGGTCACACAGTTCGTTCATTTTGTTATTTTGCCACCAAAACCCAGAAGGTAAAAACAAATATCTTTCGCTGACATATCGCCACCCTTCCATAACACGCTGATCGCCTATATAATTAGCGAATGACTGGTAATTAGCCCGTCCAGTCATTTGGAGAGCATCTACACCTCTAAACTTTCTCCCGTCACCAGGTCTAGTATTTCCTAAGTCTCTACGCCCTTCATAATTTGAGCCGTCATGAATTTCTACCATAAACCTTAAGCCTGCTGATTCATGGGCTATTTGACTTAAAAAGTGTCTTACTCTTGGTAACGTGATAATGTCAAATCGTTTAAGGCATTCATCTAATTTTTTGAACTGAAAATCAGTGATTTTATCGTTAAGCCTATCAAACACACCCTCAACTTGGTCTTTGCGGACTACAATGGGATTAGGGTCGTCAAAGTGACTAACAAATGCGTACCAGTTAAATCTACCTTCAATCGAAGGTTTTATTTCCATTAAATAATGATTTTTTTCTCTTCTAATAATCTGATTATAGATCACTCTTTGTCCAGCCTTAACTGGGATTGCTCTAAAGTCTTGGGGAAGACTTTCAGAGCTAGAGTCATTCAAGTGTGATTTTAATATAGTGTTGCGATTTGCTGTTAGGGATTTCATAATAGTTTATTCAATAAGATTAATAATTTTATCAACTTAAGATTTAGTCTTAATTTGCTGTTCGATTAACGTAAGACGGTGATCTATATCTTCCTGTTTAGCTCTCATTATCTCAATTTGCCTTTGATTATTTGATAAAGATTTTTGTTCATTTTCTATAATCGCTAATCTTGTAGATAAGTCTAAAGTCAATTTATCCAATCGATCCATGCTTGTGGAGATTTTATCAACGACTTTATCAACCATTTTTTCGATTCTTACTTCTAGCTTCTCCATTTGAGTAGCCGTATGTTTTATTGTGTTATTATCCAACTCTTGTGCTTCTGATTTTGATCTTAAAGCAAGATATACTACAAGAATCCCCCCGATTGAAATAACGATACTAAATATAGAGGTAATATCAGAAAGCGTTAGCCGCGCTGGTTGCGGTTCGTTATAAGGTACTGGTGTAGAAACAGTAGAAAAGTAGTTCATGGTAAACTGAGTTTATTTTTATATTTTATACTGTAAATATTTTTTTGATGATTAATTTTAAGAAAAGTTAACTTTGTTTTGGAGGTGCAAGATAAAAATCATTACCTTTCATAAAGTTTCCAAAGCTGGGGATGCCTCCAAAGTTTTGAACATTATTCCAGTCGTTTTTACAGGCATTATAGGTACGTTCACAACCAGCAGTTAAGATTACCTTGTCATGAGCAGCAATAGAGTCAGCTGCACCAGTAAATAACTCAATTCTAGTCCTTTGTCCAGACTGCTGGATAGTTTGATAGATTGCGTAAGTAGCTGACTTATTTTTCCCATCAAGAAAAGTACATTTCCCCCATTTAAGGTTAGCAAAATTATCGCCATAAACGTCAAAAACACGGCGATCATCAACACTGGCAACGTGAGTAGTATAAGTTGGGGGGATTTTGCGACAACCAGTTCCATCGCCGTTATTTTGCCCAAAAAACCATCGACAAGAGGGGGATGTTTTTTCATCCCTAGACTGCCTAAGCTTAATACTTGCTTCTGTAAGATTTTCGAGAGTATAAGACTCCCCGCTTTTTGACGTGATTTCTCCTATATATCCTACCTGTACCTGTTCATCAGGAAGACTAAGGAGTGAGTTAGGAAGATTACGCCAATCGACTACGGCTGTAATAATTTTTGCTTCTTGAAATCGGTCTGAGAAAATTAAATTTTCTGTAATATTGTCGCTGAAAGCTCCTCGCATTTCTTCATTATCCGACTCGATCCCTAACTTTCTCTCTAGGGCTGTTGGGTCAAAAGCCTGGCGCGATTTAAATACTACACCATCGATTACTAAATCACGGGAAAAGTTTGTATATCCTAATTTTTGCCCGTCTGTAAGTTCAATTAAAACACATCGACAAAGGGTTAGAACGGGACTTGATAGATTACCATTTGTCCCGTTGTCTGTTACTATTCCTTCGCTAAATCGTCTAATCTGTAATTCTCCAAGAGAATAAATTTTTAGAGATGTTTGATTTTGATAGTTTAAGCTTTGAGAGTTAAATCGGGATACAATCGATAAATTGTTGACTAAATCTGGGTAGCGAAAAGTAGCACCCGAACCTTTAGCGCATAACCATAAACAAATTAAATATTCAATATCTTTTTGTTCAAGGGTCTTTCTTTGTTGCAAAGAGTTTATATCAGCGGGTGTATTTCTTCTAGAATATCTTTTTCTTTCCCCAGAAGATAAAGTAATTATGTTAGTTTCAAATTGAGGGCTAATAGTAGAGCCTTTTGTTAAATTTAAAGCAAAGTCGTGGTTAATTGTATCGTTAAAAATATCAATCGGGATAATACTTGGCTCAATTCTTGATTCACGCAAAATAAGCTTTGGAACTGAAAAAAGACCGTTAGCAGTAGTCGGACTTCCATTAACAGTTTTAACGATTGGTTGATAATCTAATTTATCCTCTTCAAAGTGGCAAAGAGTTTTAAAAGTTCCTTCCCAGGTTAGTGTTCCAGTGGTAGGAGGTATGTCAAATACCACCCTATCGGGAGTCACGGAATAACCAGATAGTAATGTATTACCTTGATAAATTTTAGGATTGAATGGGTATTCATGAAGAGCAAATTTATATCTTTGGTTAAAATACCAAGTGGTACTAATATCTGGTACTGGTAAATTTGGTTGCCCTCCCCATGTGTGTACCCACCACGTTTCATAGCGGTTGCTTTTTCTATAATCAAGTCCTATTGGAAGGAGTGAAGTGTGTTTAATCCAGTCGTATCGTCCATTACCAGATTTAATACCAACGACAATAGCATAATGAGAGGAGTGTTCTAAAAATATTGGATTAGGAGTGCTAAAAACAATATTATTAGTACCTGATGGAATGTTGCTGGGGACAATAAAATCTGTTACTTTGTCCCAACGATATTGAGAATGAATGATTTGTTCTAAAAAAGCAAACTCTCCCTTATACAAACTAACTACTAATTCAGAAGAAGAAACAACTTGCGTTAACCTAAGAGTAATTGAACCAAGCCAATATCCATCAACTTTCCTAAGGCTAGGATTCTCGAAATTATCTGTAGGAACGTTAAAATAAGCTGCTCTCCATCGATCAACTGTTATGTCGTCATAACCACTAGATTCGCTGATTGGACGTACAGTATCAACAAATGTCCTTGAATTGTGAGGCGAATCGGGGTATAAAATCGGTCTGTAGTGAATATTTCCTTCACATGAGTATTTTTTAGTTAATATAAATTCTGTTCTTATCCCATCTGCATTGGGATAAAGAACGCCTTGAGTTGATACGCCGTTCTCAAGTATTTTAGGGCTTTTTGTAGCTTCAAAGTCAGATAGATCGCAATAGAGAAAATCCTTTTTTGCTCCTTTAACGGCTTCGTGGAAATCTAAAAGATTGTTTAGATCATCAGATTTTAAAGCAGTACGAGAAAGATTAAAAATACGAATGGGGTCAGCCCATTCGATAATTCTTTGTTCTGCTGTTCCAGTATTATCGTATTCAAAGTTAGAAAATTGGATTTCTGTTTGATAGTCTCGATCAGGAACTATCGGGAAATTAGGTATATTTAAAGAGTAGGGATTTGCTGGAAAAAAAGTATGATTGATAATAGGAGCGACTTCTATGATTTCAACATTGTAAGCTAATTTTGTAGATTCAGGAGGAGAACTTAATGGAGAATAACTAAGGCAAGTTCTTTTTAAATTTACTCCACTAGGAAAAACAAACTCTCCATTAAGTACAAACTTACTGTCTATAGTGTCTCTAATATATTGAGATTCTGCTATCGGATAAATATCTACTTCCTGCCCATATTTGGTTTTAATTTTCCATACCTGATCAAACTGGTTTATCCCCCCAGTAGTTATCAGAAAAGGGTTTTTATCCCAAGAAATTGGGGTGACGGTTCGCCAAAATATAGGATTATCTTGAGTCCCATCTAAGCTTTTTTCTCTAGCAGTTCCAAAGACGTGATAATAAAAATTTTGAGTCATAGGTCAGGAAATGGGGCTGTAGGTAAAGTAATTTCACGGGCAACGCCTTTGGTGATACGGTATTCGTCAATATAGGCGTATAGGGGGACATTTCCATCGCCAAATCTTATTGCAGTAGCATTAGTAGCAAAAGTAAGATTAGCTGTAGCAGGCGTACCGCTAACTCCATCCAACCAAACCCTAAAAACAGAACCACTCCTTGTTACCGCGAAATAACTCCACTGATTAAGCGGAACAGCTGAAGGAGACGAAGCTATAATAGCACTAGCCGTCGTAACAGCAAAAACACCACTCTGACGAAAATTGATATAAAGAAGATTGTCGGTAGTACGGAAAAGAGCGGGGAATCCAGAACTAGGTATTGACAATAAATACACCCACCCTTCGATAGTAAAATCACCACTACCAAATGCAAAATCAAGGCTGGAACTAGAGAAAACCACGCCGCTATTAAT